CCAAAAGCAAAGAAGCCAAAAGCAAAGCAAAGAAAGTATCATTGTTAACAGAGATAGATGAGTTAGGATTAGGTGAAGACTATATTAAGACATTAGAAAATTTAGATATATCTGCATTGAGTCCTGATGTTCTTGGTGACAACCCAGCAGAAAAGCTTGACCCTATTGTAAATACTTTAGATAGTATATCTGGATTACTAATTGACCCTTCTGATTATGTAGAACGTAGATATACAACAGAAGAAATAAAACAGTTACCAGAAGAAGTAGATTTACTTATAAAACAATTAGATGAACTAGACATAGATACATCTAGCAATGAAGTATTAATGCTTTTAGATAGTTTAAAATTGAGTGGACCAGGAGTTGGAGATTATGACCGAACAGCATCTCTTTATTCTGATGGTAGACTTGTAGATGACACCAGAAGAAACGATATAGATAAACTTAGAAAACTAGAAAAAAGATTAGCAAAAGTTGAATCAAGAACAAGAGTTAATCCAAAAATAAATCAAGCAAGACAAAGAAATATTCAAGGCAAAATAAACAAAGTTGAAGAAAGATTAAAAGAAGGTAATTACTTAGATGAAATCTTACAACTACTAGGGCAGTAATGCCACATCAGCCAGGACATCAACCTACGGAACGTCAAGAAGTATCTTATCTTCCGTCACCCACAGCATCTATTAAGATGCCTATTCGATTAGAAACACCTTCCTTCATGAGTGCATTATGGAAAGAAGGGTACAACAGAAGTATTTTTGGAGTTGGTAGTCAACTATTTGGAGGAGAGAAGTATGACCTATCTGGATTCCAAGGTGGTACTTTATTTGATGTTGGTGCATCTCTTGTAGGATTCACTATGGACTTACCTACTTACTTTGCAGGAGGATTTCTTGGTAAACAGGTAATAAAGACTGGTGCTAAAGAAGCTATTAAACAACAAGCTTTAAGAAAGCAAATGAAAAACAATATTAATACTGCTACTAAGACACTAGCAGATAATGGTGCAAATCCTACCTACCTAGCAAGAGCAAACAAAAAATTAAAGAAAGCATTTTTAGAAGAAGGAGATGGAATTGTATTTGACTCTTCTGGTTTTGCTTTGGTTAGTGGTACTCACGAATATCTAAATCAAAAAGTAACAGGAGACGATGTAGAGTTTTCTAAAGTATTTAATAAAGCATTGGTAGGTGCAGCATCTTTCCCTGTCGGTAGAGCTACTGGTATAGCTGCATCCAGTACAGTTAAAGGTAAAGTTCCATCTGCTATAGCTAAAGGATTAGGTGAAGGTTTTGGTTTTACTGCTCCTTATGCTTGGGAACAAGGTGAATTATTACCTAGCCCTGAAGATTTTGCAGTAGTAGGTGGAGTGTTGGCAGGTGCTAGACTTTCTGGAGTAGCAGCAAGACGTTATATTAAAAGCCAAAAGAAACTTATTGATGAAACCAATGAAACCTTTGGTAATAAATCTACAGTTAAATTTATAGATAGACCTGATGCAATTAAGAAACAAGCAGCTGAATTTTTACAAACAAAAAAGATAGATGATTTCTTTAAAAGAGATTTCTTCGATGATGATGGTGCTAGAGTATTCATAGAAAAATATGACAAGCAAGGAAGGATTATATTTAGAAAAGAGAACAGCACCTTAACTGATGTCATTGATGAAAGTAAGTTTTATGAAAAGTTTAACATAGAAAAAAGTGTCAAGTCTCCACGATTTACTTTAGTAAAATCTATTGGTGATAAACTAAACAACCTAGGTATTGTAGATGATGATGAGATAAGAACTATTTTATTTTCATTACGTGGTGGTAAGAGACCTAAGAATTTAGGGAATAAAGACAGAGGGTTTGGTTCGTTAACAAACAAAGAATTATTTCAAGTAAACAAGAAGCTTGATACACGTATGAACTTAGAAGACATGGCAAAAGATATGGCAGTATTAGAACGAGCATCTCAACGTAATTATATGGGTGGTACCTTTGGTGCAATACAAAAAGCCATAGATAAACTAACACTAGATGGATTTACATTTGCTGGTAAAAAAAGAACTATCTTTGAATCACTTAGAAGTGTAGAAAAAAGATTAGCAAAACCTGGTGTTACCCCTGAAGCTAGATACATGGCTTACAACATTGAACACCATACTAATCTTAAGGGTTCTATAGTTGGACAAATTGCCAATAGGTTAAGAGCTAAAGGATTGCTAGATAAAAAGATTACGAATGACAAAGAAGCTATGGCAAAACTTACTGGTGAACTAGAGATGAATAAGGGTGTCAACAGTACGATGAGTGAAGCTTCAAAAGAATTAAGATTAATATACAATGACTTATATAATATGTTAAGACAAGAAGGATTAGATGTTGTAGGGTTTGAAGAAGCTTACGCTGCAAGATTTATGCGTGGTGACATCAGAGATATTATAAAAGATGTACGAGCTGGTATCATGAAAGAAAGACCTGACTTGATGTCCTATGATACTGGTATATCAAAAATGTCTATGGATAAAGATAGCGCTAAGTGGTTGTCAAATAAAATTGATAAAATTATAGAGCAAAACAAAGATGTCCCTGGTATTAGAAAATATTTTGAAACAATAAGAAGTCATTATAAAGGTGATGATGCATTAGTATTAGCTGATATGGATAGGCATATTATACAAACTGCTACTAGACCATTTAATAATATTTCTAAAACAAGAAGTGCTGATATTAGTTGGGTTGGAAAAACATATGATTTAGATATATTTGAAACTAATGCGGTAGCTAATGTATTGAGCTACGCAGAACAAGCAGCAAATCAAATAGCAACTAAACGATTCTTTGGAGAAAACTTTGATGATGCTTTAAGGTTAGTAGATGGTATAAGAAAAGGTAAAGTTGGTAATCTTAAGAGGGATGATGAAACTGCAAATGTTCTTACAGAATTACTTAGTAGAGTTAGTGGCTCTATTGAGTTAGACCCAATGAGAAACTTTAAGAATAAAGAATTTATACAAGGCATGGTAGACTTTCAGGTAGCTACAAAGATTGGTGGTGGTTTAGCTACGCTTGTAAATATAACACAACCTTTAATATCTTCATTGCTTATGTCTAATTTTAGAATAGGTATACCTTCTTATACTAAAAGATTTGTTTCTGGTAACAGAAAAGATATGTTAAATGAAATGGGATTCCATAGAGACACACAGTTTTTAAAAACTTTAGAAATATTATCAGGAAAAGTAAAACGTGGAGATGGTTTAAAAGACCAAGCATTAGAAAAAATACTAAGGCTTACTGGGTTTGAAGGAATCAACAGAGTTAATCTTGAAACCTCAGCATCCATTGGTATAGATACAATGAGATATTTAAACAGAGTTGCTAATGGAGAATCAGTAATGTTAAAAGGGGTGCCTTTACCTAAGAAAGTAAAAGATTCTATTATTAAAGATACATTAGCAGGTCAAGCAAGAACTGCTTGGGCTAAAAGAAAATTGTTTAATGACTATGGTGTTACATGGACAGGCCGCAAGAATTTAAACTTTAATGAGTTACAACGTGGAGCTGTTAAGTTTTCTAAAGACTCTCAGCTCCAACGTAATCTTTTAAAAGAACCATTGTTTATGACAGAGCCACAGATTAGACCGTTCATTGTATTAAAAACATTTGGGTTCAAACAAGCTAAACTTATTAAAGATGTATTGACAAGAGAAGTTCAAGAAGGAAATGTATTACCAGTATTAAGATTAGCTATAGGTGCAGGTATTGGTGGTAAGTTTATTCTACAAGCAAAAGAATTAATACAGAATATAATTTCAGGTAAAGACGAATATGATTGGAACAAATCTAAGTTAGCACCAACAAAGCAGTATGATAAAAACTTAACAAGCGGTCCATTAGGATTAGGTATAGCAGAAAACATTGGCAATCAGTTTGAAGAACTAAGACCTGGCTTGTTAGGTGGTAAAGAGAACTATAAAAGAACTGACTATTGGTTAGAGCTATTAACTCCTACGATTGAAGAGTTAGGAGCAGTTGGTGCGATGGGAGTAGCAACAGATTTTATGGCATCAGAAAGTGTAATGGATACTGCTGGGTTTATAGTTACCCCTGTAATACTAGATGATGTAATGTCAATATGGAATGGTGTAGCAGAAATCATAGATGAACAAGATGACTATGGTCTTGTAGGTGCAATGAGAAGGAATCAACCTAAGTTTACAAAACTGTTAGGTTCTAATCTAAATAGGTTAGCAACTAGAGGTATTCAATCACAGAAACAATACGAAGATAAGATTACATATCAACGTAACAGAGTTCAAAATGAAATACTAAAAGATGTTGTCAATAAAAATAAGCTTGGTGCTAAACAAAAATTAGCTTCTTGGAATAAGGCACACCCAGACCAACCTATCCTTGAACCAGATGCGTTAACTATTTATAGATATGTATTCAGACAACAGCAGAAAAAAGAGGACCAATAAGATGTCAGATAAAAAGAAAACAACTATGTTAGACTTAGTAGGTTCTCCTTCGTTTAATTACACTGCTGCTGCAGATGCTTTGAATACAGCAGATGCTATTCGTGTAACTAAAAAAACAAAGAAAGATGTGGTTGAATTAGATAGAAGAGAGAAGATTCACAGAGCATTACAACGTTTCGGTTTAGCTACAGCTGGTGCTAGTATAGCTTCCCCTGTAACTGCACCTGTCACAGAAATAGCTGGTGGTATAGCTGATTTAACAGATGGTATACTATACTCCTTAGAAGGTGAGCATGGAAATGCAGCGTTATCTTATGCTGCTATTTTTCCTGTAGTGGGTTATGCAGTAGCTGCCAAAAGAGGTATGAGATTAGCAGAGAAATCTGGAGAAGAGCTAATAGATATATATAGAGGAATTCCTAATGAATTTGTAGGAAGTAAATCTATGACAAAATTTAAAGATGAACTCTATCACGTTGGAGGAGAGTTTGATACTTTTAAAAGACTTGACCAGGATTTAGTTTACGATTCTTTTAAACAAACTTATAGAGGTCAAGCAGATAAAGTTTACTTAAAATATTTACAAACTGGAGAAATTCCTATGTCTAAAGGAATTAATAAATCTAGGTTAGATTCTGTAAATCTTGGTTATGGTGATTCTGACATAAATCATATAGGAAAATCTAAGTTTGGTTACTATCACGATATAAAACCAAGAGGTAAAGACCCATATGGAAATACTTTAGTTTCAGCAAGAGGAGATTTTGATTCACCGTTTACCGCTGCTTTTGAACCAAGAAATCCACTTGAAGGATTATTGCACAAACATCATAGTACTTATTATAATAAAGATGTTATAAAAAAAGGAATAAATAAAATTCCAAAAGAAAGTATGAAAGAACTAAAAGATAAATTTGGTAGTGGATTTGTAAGAACAATACTGGGAGATGATGCTATAAAAGCTATGCAAGACATTAGTGAAAGAAAAGTTACAACAGATAGATTTTTATTTGCTACTGAAAACTTGGAAGAAGCACAAAGATATGGAGGGCAGGTATTACATTTTAAAGTTCCAAAAACTTATTTACAAGACCTAGCTAAAAGAAATAAAATAAGCGGATATGGAGATAAGGTAAGTGATGTTATAAATCCAGCTAGAAGAACAGCTGATGAATTTCGTAAAAGTTCAAGTGATATTAGAAGTGAATGGATATTTGATGAAGGAATACCTCATAAATTCTTTTATAAAAATTATGGAGTAGTACAAGATTTAAGTGAGATTAGATGAAGGATTACCAATGAAATTTTTATACAGGAAAATAAAAGGTAATTATTAATCTTGTAAAATTTTCTACACTTTTCTAAAATTTTCCTTACGAGGATAGCCCTATACGGCCATAACTTTTTTTATTGGATATAACTATCGACTAATTACACTGAATGCCCTGAAGGTACAACCTAATGCGTTACTTAGGATTTTAGTATATTTTCTGTAATTTCAAGGCAACAGCGCACAAATCTGTACTACTTGTCTTCATCTATGAACTCACCCTTAACAATATCATCAATAATGAATCCAATAGTAGCATTGGTTTCATACTTTTTAAAATTAATTTTTTTAATCTTATCTAATACTTGATTCCATTTAGTATTGTTGGCATGGAATGCTTGTTGCTGCTTTAATAAGTCACTCATAATTCCTCCTCGTGTCTTGCTACATAGAATTGCTCTATCCAAGTCTTTTGTTTTCTGTTATGTCTAAGATTAACTCCTTGAAATATGTGCCAACCTCTACCATTTTTTTTAGCATGATATTCTTGCAGCTCTTGTCCTTCTTTACTGTATGGGTCTACTGCCTTTACCTGCTTTACTCTTTCTTCTGGTGTAAGATTTGGTTTTTGTCCCCACTTTATGTATTCTCGATTATATGTTGGATGTGATTTAGCCATGGTATCTCCTTGTAATGTTTATGGGCTAACAGGTAGCCAAACCGTTATTTGCAACATTTCTAATTAGAGAGCTAAAGGTAATGAATAACTCCTTTTTAATTTTAATGTTGTTATTATATAATGTCAGCCCAAGTGTGAGGTGCCAAGAAGAAAAGGAACTTGAGGTAAATGATAAACCTATAAACCTCTTGACACCAAAATTTATTAAGGTGAGGACATACTAGCAATATGTTGTTTTGTTTTGTGTTCAGGCACAAACGAACTCACCTTAATCTTATAAACTAAAACGGCATATCATCGCTTTTATTCTGCGACGATGGTGCCTTACCTCTTTTTGAATCATACTCATTATTAGTTTCAAATACAATAGATATGTATTCGTTACCATTACTTGCTGTCTTAGTCCATCCTGATATTTTACCTTCAACTCCATTAAAGGTTACGGTTCCAATAGTTTTCCAGTTTGGTCTCTTTGGATTGTCACCTACGTCATTAAAGAATAAGTTTGCTGTGTTTGGTTTTGGTACAAAATCACCCATTTGTTTTCTCCTTTATGTGTTCAGCAGATGTAGGGTTAGCTGAAGCTTCTCTCATATCTTCAAGTGGCCTTTTTTCTTCTGCTTTTTTTTCTAAATTAATTCTGTCTTCTACTTTAATTCTTATGTTCCTAAGGTCTTGTCTAATACCATCTTCAAGCTCTGACTTGTGTGGTTGCCTAGTGTATACTTCAATTATATTTTCTAGTTCTTCTAATGTAAACTTAAATGTAATTGTAATATTCTTAAAATCCATTTTCATTTATTCTCCTCTATGTTTTTATACTTATACTTCCTAGCTCTTACAACTCTTCTTGAGTCAGTAGAACTTAATAATTTTTTACGATACTTGGATACTAATTCATTGTATCTTTCAACGCCTTTGCCAGTAATCTTACCTGTATCTATTAGTTTTTTATATACTGATATGATTGCACTACTCTTCATTATTAATTTCTTTTAATAGTTTTAGCATTAAAAGATAATCTTCTAAATCAATAACAATACTAGGCTTTAATCTGTCAGCCCTTATAACTACACCTATCTCTTGTTTCTCAGGTAATAAGTATGATGGCAGAGACTTGCGCATCTTACACCCATAATATTTATCCTCAATTAATATGTCTCCTAATGGATGACAAGCACCACCTCTGTCTCTATTGTGTGCCTCTAGGTTAAAGTCTTTTGCTAGGTTCACTGCTAGTCTTTGCAGCTCTGCTCCTCTTTGTCTGTTTCTTCTTCCTCTTTGTTGATGTGTCTTCTTCTCTGCCAATTTTTTCCTCCACAAATTCTGTAAGTTTATCTACGTCATTATTCATGTCAAGATAAGAGTTTAATAAAAACTTTATTCCATGTAGTTCTGTATATAAAGTTTGTATTTGATTATCAAATCCAGACAAAATCTTTATCATGTCTTTGTAACTAAGTTTAGTTTGTTTTTGTTTCATAAATCAATGGGTTTTTAGTTGTTAAATTAAATGTTATTACAACAGTGCTGTCTTCTTTAATAATTTCATCTAAGATTTCATGCACATCATCACGCATTTGTTCTACTGATTTCTTTTTTACGTCAAGAGTTTCTTCTATTTCTTTGTAAGACTCCTTGACTTCCTCTTGCACCTCTATCTTTTCTTCTGGTGTAAGCTCTGGGCTTTCAGGTATTTCACTACTCAAAACCTTTTCAGGTGTATAGTTTGATACTTGGACATCGTTTTTAACTGGCTTGTATGTGGCCGTTATCCACGACACATATGCAACCGACGAAAACGTAAGTAGCATTAAGTATATTTTATATTTATTCATTGTTTGTTTCCTTTTGTATTGTTTTTTTTTCTTTGTCTAATTTAAAATACTTAACATATATCCAACTGTCTTTACAAGTCAATAAATTATAAAGCATAGTATGGTTACCTTTATTATTCTGCTCTATCAAATATTTTAACTTGGCTCTCTTCATTCTTACTCCATTCGGTCAATGATAATCCTACTTGATTACCAAACCCTCTATTAAAAGTAAACCCACGAGAACGCACTGCCTCTATAGTAGAGTAATAAGTTATACCAGTTAAGGTATCCTTTACTTTAATCTTTGAGGCACCTTGTTCTTCTGCATCTGACAGAGCCAACTCATCAAATGCAATCGCAGGTGGTGTTCGTAGTAAATGTTTGGATGAGTCTATCTCCCTAGATAGTGTTCCATCCTTAACAGTTCCTACTACTTTCTTGTTAACTATAACTTCTTTTTTTTTCATGTCATAACCTATGAAATTAATTATGTATAATCAACTGAAAACTTTCTCTACTTCTTCTGGTGATAAAGTAGTGTCTTTTTCATTAATCAATCCTTCTAACCATTTCTTTGTATCTTCAATGTTAGTAGCATTTATACGATTACTTTCAAGGCCTACTCTAATCTTCTCCTTAGTATCTTCTCCTAAACCTTTACACATACCACGCAGTATTACTGCATCAGTACTTGATATAGGCTTTTCGTTTACCTTCTTGGGTTTAGCCGAAGGTTTCTTTATAGGCTTGGCATCAACCTCTATAGACTTTACATCATTGTCTGCATCACTAGCAATACCAACGAATGCTGACAAGCTGTATCTTCTGAAGTAAGTAATAGCTGAACCCACAGACTGGTATATATTCATACCTTTTGAGTCTGCAATGGGTGTCATCATACCACTACGTATCCATTCGCCTGATGTATGCATATACAAAGTATCAACACCTATCTCACCATCAGAGCCTACTGGCATCTGAACAAATGATATTCCGTGCTTGGTTAGTAATGGCCTAAGGTATTTAACTAGCGCATCATATGATGTATAGTTATACCCATACCCCTTACTATCGTGTGCCATATCCTCAATCTCTTTCTGAACTTTCACTTGTGCTGACGCTAAGTTCTTAATTGATTCTGACATTGTTGTTTCTATTCTCATTGTTTCTCCTTTATTATTGCTAAACATTCTTTAGCATTTAGTATTAATAATTCCTCTTCATTGTAAACAAGTGATGTCCCACTGTAATCAGGGAATATAACTCTGTCTCCAACATTTACATCTTCAACCTCACTACCCACAGCAATAACCTTACCCTTGTTTTGTTTCTCCTGATTCGATGGTGCTAAAACAATACCACTGTCTGTCTCTTCTTTGACAGCATCCATCCTGATAGCTACTCTATTACCTACTGGTATTAGTGTCTTCATTTATTTTCTCCTTTTAATTTTATCGTTTTGTTTCTTCATCTTACAATACAATTCAATATACTTTTTGTCTTGGAATATAATATTCTTTGGATTTAAATGCCCTTCTTTTTTTATATCCCAAGCACTATCATTACTTATATTCACTCTTGTCTCTCTTCCTTCTTATAGATGATTGACGATTATAAAACATAAACTCAAACCCAAGCTTATCTAGTTTATCAATCAACTTCCCTATTCTTTCTTGTATCTCAAACGCCTTTTCTGATTTACTCATTCTCTTCCTCCATGTCTTTTTCATATTTAAAGTCAGACCAGTCTCTGCATACAGCACATAGGGCAGACCATATATTACATCCTACGTCTTCCATAGGCTCACTACTAGGTGAACCACCGCAATCACAGCAGACTAACACTCCTCTATCTTCATCTTTACTCATTAATATTCCTTAACATTTGTAATAGAAAATCTTTCTCTGAAATTATTCTATCAGATTCATATTTATCAATTACTTTTAATCTATCTATTATAGTATTTATTATTTTTTGAACCATTATGTTTTCCTTTTTGGTTTAAACCAAGGCACCATTGCTTTGGCTTACAACACTTATACGCCACTAACTTTAAAAAGTTCCCAACTATTTTTAACTTCTTAAATGATATGTAGCATAATTTCTACCTTCACCACCAGTAGTTTCAATCACATACCCTTGTTCTTTTAAGGTATAGATGATACCTGATAACCTAGTTGCATTATATAACTGTATAGCATCCCAACTAGTGATAGTCCCATGCTTCTCTAAATGTCTTAAGACATATAAAGTTTTGCTTGGTCTACCTTCACTTGAAGTTATCCTTGCTCTACCTGTTTTTAATGTAGGAACATTGGTATGTTTCTTTCTACCTGTTGCATAGGTTTTTGTATTGACTGCTTTTTTTCTTCCATTTGCTAATGTTTTAGCCATTGTTACTCCTTTTTTTATCGTTTACTCCATTTACTCTGACCCTTCAATCCACCTCCGCAGTGGTTGAAGTAGCCACAATATTTAACATTGCACTCCCACTCATATACTGGTGCGGTGCCTAATGATACCTCTGGTATCCCAACTTTAAATCGTTCATTCACATCTTGCCAATACCTGTAAGCCTTATCAATAAAGGACTTAGGGACATTGACTTCTCTCATTAAAGAGTTGTCCTTGTTGTAATAAATCAATGCCAACTTCTGTAATTCTACATCATACTTTTGTTGGTACCAATATGCATACGTGCCTAACTGTAATGCATAGTTCTCTGCAGGTTCAGGGTCAGGTGTTCTACCAAACAAGTTCCTCCACTTAAAACTATTGCACGTTTTTATATCATACATTGCATCATCATCAACTATACATATATCAAAGAAGCCTCTGACATTTATGTCCTGTATCTGTATCTCTTCTTCAATCAATACGTCTACTCTTTCTTTCTCTCCATGTAACAGAAGCGCATCTTGTATATCTCCATGAACTAAATCACCAAGTCTAAACAATCTTAATGTGTTTTCATCTACTGCTGTAGCTTCTACTTTCTCTACACTATTGTAATATATCTTACGCATACACATTCCACTAGACGAGGCATGGAACCAATGCTCCCTGTCTTCGTATCTGTTGATACGATTGTCCTCGTTTAGTTTCTTGAGGTATCCTGCATATATATTTTTAATGTCAAGCATTGCCACTATTACTTTCGCCTAGCATATATACTCCATCACTATCTATAAACTGCAGCTTATTCATTCTACATACTTTTCTTACAGCCTCTTTTACTAAGGTAGTAAATCCAGTAGACACTGATGAACCATTAACCATTATCACTTCAAACTCTAATAAGTTTATTACTTCTCTACATATCTCATTAGCTTTCTTAACATCCATATCTTCAAACCCTTTTACGTAAGCTCCAATATCTTCCTTTGCAATAGGAACTATTACTGCATACTGGTTTAACTCTTCTAAGTCTGCCCTGTATTTTGACTCAATACTTTCTACACTATACTCTCTCACTCTTTTTCTCTCTTTCTTTTGTTGTTTCCTTGATTGCTAAATAACATCCAAAACAATATGGTTGTTTGTGTATTTCATATACATCCCACATCATCATTGTCTTCCAACAATCATAGCATTTTATTATTTTCACTACGCCATGTTATCCATAGCATAGTCTTGTTGTTTCTCATTCCATCCATCAACCTCTGCTTGTGTGTTGTCTTCAAGCTCTTTGATTTTTTCTTCAAGTTCCTCACGAATACTATCTGTATCGTAGTGTGTAATACCTGTCTCTTGGTCTATTGTGTAATACGCTTGTATTGTTATTTCAGGATTGCCAACTATCTCTCTTTGTTTTACAAGCTCTTCCACTTCTACTTCTCTACATACCTCAAGTAATTCACGTCTCTGTCTATCTAACTCACTCATCTTACCCATTATCTTTCTCCTTTGTTTATTTTATTTAACTCATCTTTAATAAAAGATTTTATCCATTTATCAAATCCACAAGCATAGCTATTGTTTGAACCTATATTGAACTGAACCTCCTCATCTAACTTCCAAAAGTTTACTGGTTCAATACCATCTGATTCATACAGCGTAGTATACTTCCAATCATATAGAGTTACTGGTGTTCCTGTTTCTCTGTGTTCAAACAGATACTCGCCTGATACCTTGTAACTATCCATAACGTGTGGCTTACCAAACACCATCAATAGTTCCACTGGTTTTAACATCACCTCTCCGAACCTGTATGTCCCACCTGTTTCTATGTTGGGGTTTGCTTTGTATTCATTTACTTTCACTATTCTTCTTCCTTTATTCCAATAGCTTTTAGTAATGCTGTCATCAAGATAAATAACATACCAAGAAACATCATACCATAGCTAATTATTTTTATTATTATTTTACCAATCATTACATCTCTGCGTTCAAGACACAAGAACCCTGCTCTTTTACGCACTCATATATTTTATTACCTAACTCTAGCCTTGCATACCATTTTAGCAAGTAACCTACCTTCTCTTCATCTATTGAAAGATATTCTGCTAACTCGTTATCATTGTATGACTTAGCCTCATTAAAGAAGGTATCCATCTTTTCTCTATATCCATGTAAAGCTTTCTTACAATCCTTGATTCCTTTTTCTATTTGCTTCATGCTACTATCATCTATATAATAGTCTATGTAACTTCTATCTTCTTCCATTCCGAAGAACTCTTGGTCAGTTGAGGATTGAACTGCAAACCAAAACTTACCTTCTATATCTCCACTATAGTATCTTCCCATTTTTAACTCTCCTTTTTTTTATTATCATTATATTTAGAACTGAGGTAGCTTTACACGTGCTAAATTTATCGCTACCTCTGTTCTGATTTTTATTATTTATACTACTCTTACGAACCTAATTAAATAAAGTTCCCAACTATTTTATTTAGTGTAAGTCTTTTGCTCTTCCTTTAAATCCTAAGTTTGACATATGAATATGATTTATTATTAACTTCACTGCTAATTTTAAATCCTTAGTAGTTCTTATCACTGAATACATCTGCCATACGAGGTTAAGTCTAATCTTATATAGTCCATCTCCCATGCCATGCAACTCAACATCATAGTCAGTAATGCTATCTATTTTTTGGATACCTTCATACCCATATACTTCTTCTCGTTTTTCTAATTCATTGTAAAGCTCTGTAGCAAACACATTCCTAAGTTGCTTCGTTCTTTCTTTAGGATTAAAATCTAATTTATGATTGCCATGTAACTCTTCTACCATATTATCTATCTTCATTTAATACACCTGCTTTCTTTTCTGTTTCGTTTATTAATTTTATAATAGTCTCAGACATTTCTGCCCTACCTTCTAATATTAATTTATCATGCTCTGCTCGTTCAGAATTTGTTTCATCACTTACGCAATACCAAACTTCCTCTTCACAAAATAATTTAATTTTATCTATTAACTTTTTTCTATACACTACTGCTCCTTTTGTTTGTATTGAATATCTACTATCCAATAGTTACTTCCCTCTTCATCTTCATAAAATTTAAGGTTGTCTCCCATCTCTTTAACTATACGTTCATAGTTCCTTTGAATATAGACATAGCTTTGTCCGTCTTGTAAAGGGCTATCCATAAACTCTAGCTCTTCTAAGACTGCTCTTCTCTCTCGTATCATATTGTATTCTCCACCAAGTCTGATGTGTTCATAATCACAAAACTTATTATACACATTTTCTACTTCGTGTTCTTGTTGTAGTTCATACATCTCTTTGTATGTTTTCATTTGTTCTCCTTGTTTGTTATAGGGTTGTATCTCACATCAATCCAAACATCTATTTGTTCTACTTCTTTAAAATGTTTGAATACTTTTATTGCCTCTTTTACTTGTTTTATATCTGTTATATCGTCTATGTAATGTAAATCTCCACCACTATCACTAAACAATACAAACTGATAATCTTTATTTAATGATTTTAACATTTCATTTATGTCCATTTGTTCTCCTTTGTTTAATTTGTTACTCGCAATACGTTTCAACTTTCATTTGTCCTTCTGAATATTCCTTTAAGAACTCTGTCATCTTAGGATTACAACAGATTATATCAATTATATTTCCATAGATTTCGTTCATGCGTTGTATCTTATTGAACAACTTTTCTTGTCCCTCTTCATCTAAGGGTAATTGCATTTGGTTCATCTCATTAACTACATCTTGTAATGACATTGACAAATTCCATAGTCTTACTTCATCTATTCCACTTCCTGCTAATTTCATTTTTGCTCCTTTGTTTTTGTTTCTACTACTTATACGAACCTAATCAATAAAGGTTCCCAACTATTTTTTATTCTCCTTTATCTTTTTGCATAATTCATACATAAAACTTTGTCTAAGTTCTGCTATCATTTCATCATGCATACCATCTACTTTCCATATCATATCAATTAAATCATTTGATGATAGCTCTTGAAATTTTTTCAATCCTTCTTCGTCTTCATTGTGAATAAATTCTTCTTCAATTCTATCTATATAAATAGATACTATATTATATTTTTCTAAGTGTTTTTCTAATTCATTTATGTCCATTTGTTCTCCTTTGTTTAATACGCTGGGGATAGTAATATAATGATTATGCATTATCTCATTTAATATTCTCATTGTGCTATTGCCATATTCTCACATAACTTTTGCAGTTAATCCTACATTTTCTCAAATGTTATAATACCCTAACCAACACTCTCTCGCAAAGAGTGGCGAAAATATCCACCACCCCCAATTCTTTAATAGTCTCTCACTATATATCTATAAGTCCAATTATCACTATGATAATCTTGAGGCTTGTCGTAATGCTTGAACTCTACTACTTGTGTGTTCTCCATAATATCGTCAAGGCTTTTCTTATCATAATTATCTAACAATTCTTCTTGACTATCGTATTCAGAATACTCACAACAAAAAGCAATCCAATCCATTTCAAATTCCTCTCCAATGTCTACTTCTAAATCCACTAAATATTTATATAGTGCCTTCTTACCATCATAAGAAAAATTATCTTTATGATGTGTATATTTATTACTATAATTTATAAAATCATGTTCACTCACATTTAAATACATAAGCTCTCCTTTGTTTCTATTATTCTAACTATCTTAATTAATATTTGTTCCCAAATATTTTATTTTCTTATCCTTTAGCATTTTATTTATACTATCAATAATAATTTCTGCTTGATGGTTTTCAGTTTCTAGGATAGTATATTGTTCTCTCTCTTCGTCGTAATATCTACCATCATAATCTTCAAATTCTCTCTCCATTATTCTATTGTTGCATTTTATTGTAACTTGACAACTTCTTTTTATGGACATTATCATTTGTTTATAATCCATTTAAACTCCTTTGTTTTTTCTTTATAGAATTAAGAGTTACCTTTATCATCTAGTTCAGTATAATATATCTATCATACCTATATAAAAGTAACTCTTATATTTCTATTAATGCTACGTTTAGAACTAATTAAAGTTCCCAACTATTTTATTTATATATTGGTTTATATTCCCAATAGTATAAACTAGCCTCATTAATAGCGTTTATTATTGCTTGTTCATCTGAACAATTATAATATTTGCCACTCTCCAACGGAAACTTTTGGCCTCTAATCCTCACCAACTTTCCATTATCATTAGATAAAAATTTGGCCTTCTCAACTTTAATTTGTTTGGCCTTCTTAATACCTAACATCTTTAATTTATTTTTTAAAGTCATTATAACTCCTCAATATAATTAATGTTATGTTATATATATGACATCAAATAAAATAAGTTCCCAACTATTTTAAATAATTTGGTTTCTCTTTTTGTTGCTTGTCATACTATACCTACTATATATAATAAAATAAGTTCCCAACTATTTTAAATATAATTTATTTCTATGATGACAAAATGATTAAAACATATCATGACGGCGTTAAAAAGTTTTTTTAATGTTAGCGTATGAATAATTGTAAAAGCTTGATTAAGCCCTATTTTAAAGCCTTCTAGCCCTATTATAAATACTTGGGAACCTTTTTTATTTATAAGCGTATAAGCAAACTTTTGCTATGTGTATAACTTGTGGATAACTTTATTTAAAAAACTTGGGAACTTTTTTAAATTAGATATATATAAAAGATGTAGCAAAAAACAACATAAGGAATAAAAAATGCAATTAATAAAACAATATGAAAAAAATTTACAGGCAATAAATAGAAAAAAAATGTTAATATTATTAAAAGATTATAAAGAAGCATTTAATGAAGTTTCAAGTATTCAAAAATTATTACTATTGAATAAAGCATTTGAAGAAGAATTAAATGAAATATTACCAAAGGGCTTCAAAGTCAAAGATTTGACCACATTAATACAAGTATTTTAAATAATTGGGAACTTAATTAAATTTAAGTAGTAGCAATAATATAACATTAATAATTTAAGGAATAAAAAAAATGACTAAAAATTTTTTAGAAGAAGAAAAAGGAATAGAATTAATTAAAAAAATATATTCTTTTGATGATGATTTTATTATTAAGGAAGATTTGGATTTTATTTTATGGTATTGGGAAGATAAAGAATTTAATTTTAATTTAGAACATATTGAAAGTTTCTTAAATAAAATGAAAGAAGAATTAAAAGAAAAAGAAGAGCAGTTAAAAGAATTAGAAAATTATATTAATAACATAAAAAAGGAGTGTAAATAATGACTAAAAAACATTATATAAAACTAGCGGAAACAATCAATAATAATACTAGATACGGAAATATTAGAGACGAGATTAAAAGGGTAATTGATTTAGATAATTTCTATAATGATTTAGTAATATTTTTAAAAGAAGATAACCCCAATTTTAATATTAATAAATTTTGGGAAGCGGTAAATAAAGACGCAATAATAACAGAATAAAATAAATGGGAACTTTATTTATTGCACGGCGTGTAATTAGTAGAAATAATAATATTAATTAAATTGAAAGAAGAAAAAAATGAACTTAAAAGAAATGATTTTATCACTAGATATAAGTAATAACTTAAAAGCTATGTTATTAAATAGAGCTACTAAGCTTAGAGGCTCTAAAATAGTCATTGACGGCGATAATGTGGAGATTGTGAACAGAACCTACTCCGAACATAACAAAGGGCTTAACGGCCGTTATTATGTTACGAAGGTAATTAATACTAAGTGGCTTGATTTAGATTTTGATTATACTACCCCTATAATAATAAAATAGGGGTTCACTTGTGAATAACTTGTGGATAAATAAAAACCTTATATATATGGGAACTTTTATTAGTGGGCGTCGTGTTACTAATATAAGATAAATTAATAAATAGGATATACAATGAAAATTAAAGATATTAAAATAAATGATTGGTTCACATTAAAAGATATAGAAGAACCCAAAGAGGGCCAAGTGTGGGTGCGTAATCATTACGACAAGGAAACAAAGACATATTCAATTACTAATTGGAAGACACAAAAAGAAAGATTTGTTAAAGGTGATAGAATAGTATTTGTAGATTTTACATTTTAATTATTATTGGCTACGGGTTGAGAACTTGAAATTTTCAACCCAATCCAAATTTTTCAACCTCCATTGTGACGGGGGGTATATGTAAATAAAACAAGCTTACACAAAATCGGCCAATTTTTTTAGGATATTTTTTTCATCGTTAGGGAACCCTAATACTTCGGGTACCCTAATATGTAGTGTGGCTTGGGTACCCTAATACGGTAACCCTAATATGGAAACCCTAATACGGTAACCCTAATAGGGTAATACCCTAATACAGCCACCGAAAGAGCTTCTTTAAGATAAGGTATTATTTGTGATATTCCTAGAACTATTTACTACTTTTGTAATTATTATGACTTTTTGAGAGTTTACAAAGATATTTATTGTAAAGAGTCTAACAAGTATTATAAATTCTAGTAAATCAAAGGAGACATCACTACAATGAAAGATAAAATAAAAGAACAAATAGAACAATACCAACAACAGTTTGAAGAACTTTCCAAAACAAGAGAAGAGCTTGTTGGTAAATTAAACGAGATAGCAGGAGCAATCGAGCAAGTGCGTGGTGCAGTTGCAGCATTGACAGCTCTTGAAGTAGAAGAACAACCAGCTGAAAAGAAAGATAAAAAATAAATGGAACTAGACAAAGGCATAACACGTATTAAGCATTTAGTTAAAAGATTACGTGATGCTGAAGTATTTGCAGAAGAACCAGAAACTTTAGAGAACATCATCGAGTTGTTCCAAGTCGTAGAAGACTTAGATACACCTCAACAAATAGGTGCTGAAGAAATGTGGGGAAGTGCAGTAACTGAAGATGGCAAAAAAATTAAAGCATAAAACAGCAATAGTATTTCCTGATGTGCATTTTCCATTGCACGATGAGAAAGCATTATCTTGCGCATTACAAGCAATAGGGATAGTCAAGCCTGACATCTATGTCAACATAGGTGATGTAGGTGAGTGGCATAACTTCTCAGCTTGGAAGTATAAAGGTAAGAAGCTACCTTCATTAGAATATCAAATACCACATTGTGACCAAGACATCGCAGATGTTAATGCAGGTCTTGACATAATTGATGCAGAATTAGATAAGCATAAAGTAAAAGAACGCTATATGCTTCAAGGTAATCATGAGATATGGATGGATAACTTTGTAGAAAAGTATCCCTACATGACTGATTACACCTTCCCTAAAGCGTGTCGATTAAAAGAGAGAGGGTATAAATACTATGAATACAATGTTCCTTTAAAGCTAGGAAAGATTAATTTTATTCATGGTACTTATGCAACTACCTACCATGCCAAAAAACATCTCGAGACATATGGAGCCAATATTATGTATGGGCACACCCATGACATACAGAGACATTCACTAACAAAACTTGATGCAGGAACTATTGGTGCGTGGGGAATTGGATGTCTTAAAGATATGTCTCGAGAAAAAAACAAATGGTTACGTGGCCGATTACATAATTGGAATCATGCTTTTAGTATCATTACCTTTTTCCCAGATGGGAACTTCCAAGTAGAAGTCATTGAAATATTCAAGGGCAAGTGCGTGGTATGGGGTAATGTTGTTAAAGGATAATGTATAGACGTATCATCAAAGGAGTTCCTCGTTTCGTTTTTAATGACGAGAAAGAATTTAGAGAATCATATCCAGATGATAAACTTGTAAAAGATTGGAGAAAGGGAAAGCCTAACGACTGGGTATTAACTGATGACGGTAAAGTCACACAGATACTTAGGCGTAAGACAATGAAGAATACAACCATTAAAGCAATGGATGATTACTTCATTACCCTACTAGGTCCTTGTTTTAGTTCTGGCAAACTAGAAGGTACCCCTAAAAAAGATTACAACTCATTTAAAAAAAGAACTAACGTAGAAGAAAAGCCGTTGTCTTGGAGAGAAATTCGTTTTGTTAAAATGATAGCACACGGCGAAGCTCCCGTTCAAGCATACATAGAGTGCTTTGAAACAAATAATAAATCAACAGCGTCGGTAAAGTCATCGATACTGTTAAAACAAACAAGGATTAAAGAAGAAGTGGAAAAAGAAATAGAAGAATTACTGAGTGATATAGGTGTTGACAAGAGATGGACACTAGAAAAGGCTAGAGATATAGTTGATAATCCAGATACATCCGATGCAGTTAAGCTTAGAGCATTGGAAAACTTTATGAAGATACAGAGTATGTATCCAAAAGAAAAGAAATCAGAGCAACTTTTACTTGGCCAAGCCTTTACAGGGTTTAGTAAAGATGAAATAATGCAATTAAGTGGAGTAAAGAAGATTGAAAGTGGAGAACAAGAAGATTAATATTATCCCATCTGCTTCAGAAATGTCTCAAAGAGATGAGATATTAGCTAAAGCATATAAAGACTTAGTGTTTTTTGGTCGTGTATTCCTACCTCAAGACTTCTTACATAAGTCAGAAAGCCCTCAGTTCCACCACGACCTATCTAAAAAACTAATTCAACATAAGCCTGGTGCTCGTATTTGTAATGTAATACCTCGTGGTATGGGTAAGAGTATTTTATCTAAGGCTGCTATTATGCATAAGTTTCTATTTGCTCAAGAAGATAAACAAAACTTTGTGGCTTGGGTGTCAGAAGAGCAAGGCCAATCTGTTGACCATGTTAAATATATAAGACATCACTTTGAAGAAAACGAAATCATTCGATACTACTTTGGTAATATGGATGGTGGTTCTGTTGGAAAGAGATGGACTGAAAAAGATATTGTAACTCCTAAGGGGGATAGAATTATAGCTAAGGGTTCTGCCCAAAGACTTCGTGGTAGAGCAGAAGTTGGAGTTCGTTATACTGGTATTATCCTTGATGACTTTGAATCAGAGTTAAATACCAAGACACCAGATAGAAGAGCAGAGCTAAAGAAGTGGATTGTATCTACGGTGTTTCCATCGCTAGAAGAAACTCCTGGTAATGAAGGTTGGATTTGGTTAACTGGTACTATCGTACATTACGATGCATTCTTACAAAACATTGTTGATGGATATAATGATGCTATGAATCACAACAGAAGTTATCCATGGGACTTAACATTCCACAGAGCTATAGAAGATGGTAAGCCATTATGGAAAGACCAGTTCCCTTTATCCAAACTAGAAAATAAACGAAGAGAGTTTATAGAAGCAGGGCTAGTAAATAAATTTGCGCAAGAGTATATGAACGATGCAAGAGACTCAGCGTCTGCTGCATTCAAGGTAGATAGGATACAGTATTACAATCACAAGTTTGAAGTAAGAAATAATTTTTGTTACTTAGTAGACAACAACGAAGCAATACCAATCAATGTTTACATTGGTGTTGACCTTGCTGCTACCGCAACAAAGACATCAGACTACCAAGTAATTATGGTAATGGGTATAGATGCAAATAAAAATAGATACATCTTAGAATACTTTAGAGAAAAGATACCAGCGTTTGATATGGCAGAAGAGATTGTTAAGATGGCTAGGAAGTATTCCCCAGTAAGAAGAGTAAGTATTGAAACTGTTGCAGCACAGGAAATGGTTAGAGATATGACAAGTAGAATATCTGTAGCCGATAAAAGATTAATGCCTGGTATCTTCAAAGGTGTCAAACCACCTTACGGTATTAAGAAGGAAGACAGGCTAGAGACTACACTAGGACCAATAGTCAATTCAAAGAAGCTTTATATTAAAAAACATATGACTGAGATAGTAGATGAGTTGTTTGAACACCCTAAACCAAAGAACGATGACTTGATGGATGGCTTGTATTATGCAGATTATTTTGCAAAAGCACCAAGTAGTACAGTTATAGAAGCTAAAAATTTAACAGATAAATTAGGAAAGCAAGTTAATATAAAGAAAAACAAGGTTTATAACTGGATAACAGGTAGTATTGACTGATAGTTCTTGCTGACAGATTAACAAATTGTGTAAATTATCAGACGATAAATCACATCTTTTTCTAGGAAAACACATGGAATATGACAAAAGAGCACTGACTAACCAAGAACTATTTGATAGATATAAGAACGATAGACAGTCTTGGGAGCTAGATGCTAGACAAGATTTAGATTTTTATCTTGGGAATCACTTTACGGAACTAGAGTCTAGTGAATTAGCTTCACGTAACCAGGCAGATGTCCCTATGGACAGAATATCTCCTGCAGTTGAAAGACTTAAAAGTATGCTTACTGCTAGGCCTCCTGCTTTTACAGTAGTTCCTAGAGAAGATTCAGATACATCATTAGCCTATCTTTGGAGAGAGGTTATGGGATTTGCCTGGCAGAACTCTGAAGGAGACTCTCAGGTTAAACAAGCCATACACGATTATTGTGTGGTAGGTCTTGGTTTTTTATACGCATACATAGACTATGATTCTGATTTTGGAAAAGGAGATATTAAGTTTTCATACCTTGACCCCTTTAGAGTCTATGTACCTGCTTCTTCCAGAGATAGATTTTTTACAGACGCAGATAATATTATCTTATCTACAGTATTAACAGAGACACAAGTTTTAAATTTATATCCAGAGCTGGGTACAAGTGTAGACCCAGAAACAGGTGAGGAGATTGACCCATTAATAAATACAATCTCTGGCTACTCTGAAGATGATTACCCTTCAAACATAAATAAGAACTCTTTAAATACGTATACTCCTGATACGGTCAGAGGATACACAGAACAAAACTATAAACGTTTTCAAATTTTAGAAAGGTTTACAAAAGTTAAAGTTCCCTTCTATCGTTTGCTAGATAATCAAAATGGTAAAGAGTTTATTGTTGATGAAGCAGACTTTAGAATTTTCCTAGAAGAGAATAAGAAGTTAGTAGAGCAAGGTAAGGTAGATATAGTACAAGTATATCAGAATAGAATTAAAGTGATTGCAAGTATTGGTGAGGTAGTGTTATATGAAACAACTCTTAACACAGATGTTTACCCTATAATACCGATTGCAAACGTTTGGACTCAAACTCCTTATCCTCGTTCTGATGTCTCCAGAGCAAGACCAATGCAACGTTTGTTAAACAAGTTATGGTCCTTAGCACTATCTCACGCCCAAGCATCAGCAGGATTAAAACTGTTGGTTCCAATGGGAAGTGTAGAAAATATTTCTCAATTAGAAAAAGATTGGGCAAACCCTAATGCTGTTATAGAAGTAGACTCATCACAAGGTGAGCCTCACTATCCAGCACCTCAACCTTTAACTGGTGAGTTCTATAGGCTTATACAACAGTGTGAGTTTTATATAAACTTTATATTTGGTATACCAGAAATTATGCAGGGAGTAGGAGACCAGCCAACAACTGCAAGAGGAACAGAAAGAATTATAGCTTTAGGTAGTGAAAGACCTAAATCAAAGCTAAGAGATGTAGAGTTTAGTATTAAAAGACTAGGTAAAGTTATGTACAACTATGCTAAAACACACTATGATGTGCCTAAACTAATGCGTTTAGTGCAACCTAATAATGATATTACTGAACAAATGGCACAAATATATACAGATAAAACAAGAGTTGTGTTTGATTTAAAGAAAGATAAACACAATTTAGAACAACATGATGTAGGTATAGAGTCTGGTTCTACATTGCCTACAAGTAAATACGCAGAGTTAGCTGTGTATATGGAAGCATTTCAAATGGGATTAGTAGACCAGGTAGAAGTATTAAAGAAAAATCCAGACATATTTGATAAAGAAGGAATTTTATCTCGTATGAATCAAAGAGCAGCTATGGAACAACAAATGGCTGGTATGGATGAAACAATAAAGAATTTACAGGGAGACCTGCAAACGGCTACAAGAGAATCAATATCCGATAGAAAACGTACTGAAGTTGAGAAATTTAAGACACGTTTAAAAGATATTGAAACTAGTGCCACTGCCGATAGGCGCATAAGTAAAAACAAGTTAAACGATAAGGTGTTGCTAGAACTTGAGAAATTACGTGGAGAACTTAAAGTCGTAGAGGCTGAAGTCAAACGTAGTTCTACTCAACAAGAGAACTAGACATCAAAGGAGATTAATAATATGAGTAATGAAACATCAATGACCGATACTCAAGCTGTGGAATCTATGGATACGGTTCAAGCTGAGGGACAACAAGAAGGTACTTTAGAAGGAAATGCAATGGATTGGCAAAAAGAAGCTAAGAAGTTTCAGTCTATGTATGACAAGGCTGTTACTGACAAGAAACACTTAGACCAGTATAAACCATTAGTAAACTTACTAGAGCAAAGACCTGACCTTGTAGAAACCTTAAGAGATAATATTGTTGGAAATAATGGTGCAACAAAAAAAGCTGAAGCAAAACAGCTTAACGAAGACGAGTTCAATCCGTGGGATGCGTACAATAAACCTGGCTCAGAATCATACGAGTTTCGTGTGAAAGAAGAAGAAGCTAGAATAAATAATGCAGTAAGCAGTGCTATGAGAGGGCAAGAGCAAAAACAATTTGTTGCTCAAACCGTAAACAAACTAGAGAATCAATTTGGTATGAACAGAGATGAAGTGCAGGAATTTATGCAATTTGCTCAACAGCCAAAAGATAATGTTCCACTTGATAACCTAGTCAAGTTATTTAAAATGAATAAGGGTGAATATAAAGAACCTATTATTCAAAAACCTGACACAAGTAATCAAGCTAGAACAGCTGGAGTTTTACAGGGGGGAGTAGCTCCTACTAAATCTGAACAAGATGGAATGTGGGACCAAATTCTTAATGCATCTCAATCTGGTAGTATTGGTAAAACAATAATAAAAAAATAAATAGGAGAATACAATGGCATTAAGTGCAAACGCAATCAAGACAACAAGCTTGACGCAAACAACAACTGCTGCTGATTATGGAGTTGCTCCAGATAAAAGAAGATTATATAACTTTTCTGATAGGATTGCTGAACTAGCACCTGAAGAAAGTCCTTTCTTCGTATACCTGAGTAAAACTGCCAAACTTCCTACGGATGATTCTTTGTTTCGTTATTTAGAAGATAGAACAAAGATTAATTATACAAGTAGAGAGTTCCTTTTAAAAGGTGACCAGGACAGTGCAGCAGCTCAAGCAGCAAATGACTCTGTGAGTTTCACAGTAGAAACAGCAGACAACTTAGCAGTAGACTTTATTGTTAAGGGAATGGTCTTTGCAGTAAGAACAAAAGGCGGAGCAGCAGGTGATAACGCCTACGCTAACATAGTAGTTAGAGTAGAAACTGTACCCGCATCAGCAAACAATGAAACTACATTTACAGGTAAAGTTATATCTGTATCATCAACAGCAGCTAACGCAAATAAGCTTTTAGCTGGTAAGAGATGTCAAATCATAGGTTCAGCATATGGAGAAGGTACTGGTTCACCAGACGTTTTCTCAGATAGCATGGAAGATAATTATGGGTACACCCAGATTTTCAAAACAGCTGCTGAGATTTCAAACACAGCATATGCTACACAACTACGTGGAGTGTCAAATGAGTTTGAAAGAGTGTTAGCTCAAAAAATGAGAGAGCACAAAATCGATATGGAAAGAGCATTTCTTTTCAATCAAAAAGCAAGAGATAACTCAGGGATTCAATATTCTGAAGGTCTTGTAGGGCATATTATCAAAAACAGTACAGTAAAAGCTGGTGCAGCAGACTTGGCTTACGAGTCAGGTAAAGCATACTTTAGAAGTGCTGAAGCTTCAGAGCTTACTTATGATAGATTGCTTAAGGACTTTGAGGTTATCTTTGACCCAGCTAGAGGCGGAAGTAACGAAAGATTAGCATTAGCTTCTCTTCCTGTGATTTCTTTCTTTAACAAGATGGGTGATGGCTCATTTTCTGATATATCTACAACAGGTTCACAATACCAAATCAATATGGATAACCTATCAGGACAGTTTGGTCACCAGTTAATGGAGATTAATACAGTTCATGGTGCGGTATATCTAGTGAAAGAACCTCTGTTTAGAGGACATTCATCAGGTATGATGTGTATGGCTGATATGAGTAAGCTATACTACAGACCACTTGTAGGTAATGGAATCAATCGTGATACTCAGGTTATGACAAACGTACAAGGTCCAGACGAAGACCTACGTAAAGACATGATTCTTACAGAAGCAGGTCTTGAAGTATGTTTACCAGAATCACACTACTTGATTAACGTAGAAGGATTATAATATATTATAATCTCTATGTAAAATAATCCGTAAGGATTGACAGTATTGGATACTGTGGGGTTGTTCGTAGAAAGGAACAACCCCGAACATCCATAAGAATTTTAAACTAATAGGAGAATAAAATGGCAAATTTTGATACTGTAACAAAAGTTATTATCAATGATGTGAGTGCAGCAGCAAGTAGCGTATCTGGTTCTTTAGCTAAAGAAATCAATGACTATATAGAAACTATAGATGACACAAAGCTTGTAGATATTAAAGCGGTAATGCTTGATAGAACTAGAATTGCATATATTGTAGTTACCAAAGTATAATGGCTAACTGTCAGCACTGTGAAACACCTAACCCAGAAGGTAAGTTTAATTGTCCTTCATGTGGGTTAAGAGCACATCCACCAAGATGGAGCACACAATTTGTTTTAAGAGATTCTCCGATGGCAACTGCTATTAGAAAAGACCAAATAGATTTTGGTAGTATAAGTATGGATAAACATATAGAAAGAACTAATAAAAAGAATACTAAAGACAGAGCAAAGAAAATGGATGAGATGATTTTTGGCAATGATAAAAGTTAAAACATTAAAATCAAATAGAAGGAAGTATAATATGTACGGAATGAAGAAAAAGAAAAAAGTAGTAAAACCTAAAATGAAAAAAAGAGCTGTCAAAAAAGGAATGAAAAAAGGTTATAAGAAATAATGCCAGTTAAAAAGAAAGCTAAATCAAAAGTAAATGCAGCTGGTAATTATACAAAACCAACTATGAGAAAGAATTTATTTAAAAAAATAAAAGCTAGTACTAAAGGTGGTAAAGCTGGACAGTGGAGTGCAAGAAAAGCCCAGATGTTGGCTAAGCAATACAAAGCTAAAGGCGGAGGATACAGATAGTGCCCTTAAAAAAGTCTCAACGAAGTCTTAAAGAATGGACAAGACAAAAGTGGAGAACCTCAAGCGGTAAGCCAAGTAAGGGACTTCGTAGATACCTACCAGACGCAGCATGGAAAGCATTATCACCAGCAGAAAAGAAAGCAACGAATACGGCAAAAGCCAAAGGAAATAAAAAAGGTAAGCAGTTTGTTAGTCAACCAAAGAAGATAGCAAAGAAAACAGCAAGGTATAGAAAGTAATGTTGAATGATAACATATTAAAAGAATTAGCTAAGAAATTTTTCAGCCCTGAAAATAGGTTGTTAAATGGCGCTATGAATACTAGTGAGTACGAAGAAGCAAAGCAACTACAGGTTGACTTTGATTTTATTAGTAAGCTAGAAGGTGGAAGACAAACCGAAGCTTACGTTCCTTATCCAGAAGGTTCTCAGTCTGGTGTTACTTTTGGAACTGGTGTAGACTTGGGTGGAAAAACTTCAGACTATTTTAAAGGATTTGATAATCCAAGTATTGTTGAAAAAATGGAACCATACTTTGGTATGACAGGACAAGAAGCTTTTAACTTTGAAAAGTTAAACCCCTTATCATTTAGTCAGGAAGAAGCAATGCTTGTAGATAATTTTGTAAAAGGAAAAGAATTAAATTCTATTTCAAGAAATTTTGAAAGAACGTTTGGAACTGATATGGCTGAATTGTCACCAGAAGTACAAACGGTGATAGCATCTATTGGTTATCAATACGGAGCTAACTTTATGGACAATCCTTACACTGAGGAGTTTGACCCAAAGACTCCTAAGTTTGTAAACAGACTTATGGACTTAGTAAAAAATCCAGACAATATTGAGAATTATACAAACCTAGAAGAAGAGCTAAGAAAATTTGGAGATGACTATGGTCCTAGGCGTGATAAAGAAGCAGACTTATTAAATAAATTTATTAGAAGTTTAAAAGAAAAAAACTTTGGTGAGTTAAAAGATGCATCATCAATTATGCAAGATAACTCTGATATGGAAAACTTAATACAATTTGCAGAACCAAAAGAAGAAGAAGAACCATTTACAAATGAGTCTATTACTTTCTGATGAGAGGATTAAGAACAACAGAAACAAGGCACACTAATGGCAAAAAGAAAACAAGACAAGGGCAAGGTCATAACACAAAATTTGGAAATAAGATGAGTAGTAAATATTATAAAAAAAGAAATAGAGGACAAGGATAATGGCAGAATCATTTAAAGACCAAGTAGATGCAATAACAGGTTTTGGTATAACAGAGAATGATGCATTATCTGACTGGCTTACAGCTGGTGTTAGGTTAGTATTGAATGCTATGCCAATAGATAAACTTGAAAGAATTATATCAGACGAAACTACAGATTTTGGTGATGGAGGTTTAGATGTACAAGGTAAAAGAATTGTAGAGGTATTTAGAAAAGATGGAGCAAACTCAACTGCAGATTTGCAATATTTTCATCCTGCTAGAAAGATAACAGTCAAGATGAAAGGTAGAGCCACAGACCCAAGTTATATGGAGTATGCATCTGCAACCGACCCTGCATATTACGTAGACGAACAATTACTTTTTGTTTTACCTGCAATGGGAAGTGGTGTTAATTATGCTAATGTTTCCTATATAGACACTAGCATAACAGTAGTTCACGGTGCTACATCCATAGCTAACTTTCCAGACGAGGCAGAGTATGCAGTAGTGTTATATGCAGCAAGACAGGCATTAGCAAGAAAAGTATCAGATGCAAACGCAGACGAAGATTCAGAAATGGCAGCTACCTACTCAAACCAATATGCTTTAGTAGATGCACAATATAAAGAAGCATTACAGATTTTAGGTATAGAAGAAATAACAAATAGTAAAAAAGAAAAGGATGCTAGATAGTGGGTATAAACACTACTTGGAATAAAGAAAATACAGAGCCTTCTAGTGTTTGGTCAAAAGAAATCAATGACTTACATCACACAGATACAGGTACACTATGGGGTCCAGAGGCTATAACCCCAAGCTCTACCTGGTTAGGTGCATTGACTGGAGCTATACATCCTTCAACAGGTACAGTTTGGGGTCCAGAAGTAATAGCACCTTCTACTAGCTGGAGTGAATCCTTAGAGCAGTTTAAGTTTTGGAATGATGGTAATGATTTTTGGGAAGATGTAAACAGTAAATACGAGGAATTATAATGGCAGCAATAGAATTTAATGGAAAAGAAATACATAGTAGAGTACAACAGGCAGTCCCTGATGTATCAGAAAACTATGTAATAAATCTTATTAACGAAGCTTTAATAGATTTAGGACAATATAATTTAAAAACAGAATATGCCAAGACTAATCTTGCTAACAATCAAATGTGGTATGGATTAAATGATGATAGAGCTATTACAGTAAATAAAGTATTTAGATGTAGTATCTTAAATTCAGATGGAGAGTATATTAAAATTCCTAGATTAGTCAATCAAGAAACAAAGATAACAGATACGGAGTAATTATGGCAGCAGTAAGCAGTACATTCAAAGACCCATCATTAAATTTTGTATGGTGGATAGAAGGAGATAAGATAGCTATAGCCTCATCAGGTGGAGATGGAGGTACAACCGAAACAGCAAAAGGCCGTTATAAGGCTGCTATGATAGGAACAGGTACCGACCATATAACATCAGGTGTGCTAATATCTTACTATGCTGAACCTGATAAGCTTGAAAGCATTACAGGAACAATAGATATAGACAATACTTTGCAACCAGCTATAATAGCGTATGTAAAAGCAAAAGCACTTTTAGATGCTGCGGCAAGAACAAACAATGCAGAATTAGCACAGATTAAAATGCAATCTGCTCAAATGGCTATGAATGAATATAAGCAGATGGTTACTAAATACGGAGTAAGAAGAAGAGATAAAACTGGTGGGACTCGTGGTATAGTTCCTACAAACTTTACATAGGTAAACAATGGCAACATTAACAGGTAAAAAAATATCAGAGTCTTATAAAGACTTGCTACAAATATCTAATAATAATTCTGGTGTAGACGGAACACTTAGAGATGTATCAGACGGTGAAGGTACAGTTAGTGTTTTACAGATTAGTAGTGATTCTATAAATATTAAAGATAATGGAGCTTTTCAAATTAATGAAACTCCAGTTACTTCTACGGCAACAGAGTTAAATTATTTAGACGGTGCAGACACAAACATTAATACCCTTACTCTACCTGCAAGTACAACCATATCTGCCTTTGGTGCCAGTGTTATAGACGATGCAGATGCATCTACAGCTAGGTCTACCATGGGAGTTGATGCGGCAGGAACTGATAATTCTACTAATGTAACATTAGCTGGCAAAGATTATATAGTAGCTAGTGGAACAAATAATCAAACATTAACGCTCGGTACTGTAGATATATCGGATGACACAAATTTAGTTGGAGGAACTGGCGTTACACTTACTGGAGATACTTTATCAACAGTAGATAGTGAAATAGACCACGATAGTTTAAACAATTATTCTAGTGATAAACACATAGCACATAGCTTTGTTACCCTAACAGCGGGAGCAGGATTAACTGGAGGTGGAGATATTACCACTAGCAGAGATTTTGCTGTAGGAGCAGGTACTGGTATTACAGTAAATGCAAATGATGTTGCTGTAGATACAAGTGTTATTGCTACAAGAAATTATGTTGATGGACAAGTATCAACAGTAAATACTTTAGGAGAAATGACTGACGTATCTTTTTCATCATTAGGTGATGATAATTTATTACAATACAATTCAGCTTCTTCAGAGTGGAATAATACAAGCGTAATAGATGGTGGAGAATTTACAACTTAAGGAGAAAAAAAATGGCCAATACTTTACAAATTAAAAAGAATGCATGGAATACAACTACCCCTGGCGGTCCAGTAGCTAACACCTTAGCATATGGTGAACTAGCTTGGGATACAGCTGGAAAAATTTTATACATTGGAAGACAAACAGGAACAGGACCCGTAACAACAGAAACAGTTAAGATTGTACCAAACGCTTCATCAAGCACAGTTGGTATAGCAAGTTTTAATACTCTTAACTTTGTTGTAAGTGCTGGTGGTGATGTACAAATTAAAACATATGGTGTAGCTAGAGATGAAATAGCGTTAGATGCTATTGATGGAACTAGAATTGCAGATGATGCAGTAGACAGTGAGCACATAGCTAATGACGCAGTAGCTTTAGGAACGCAAACTACTGGTAACTATGCAGGAACAATAACAGGTACAACAAATGAAATTGAAGTAACTGGTTCTGCTGGAGAAGGTACTGCTTATACTATTGGATTACCAGATGATGTAGTTATTTCTGGTAATTTAACAGTTCAAGGACAAACAACTACAATAGAGTCTACAGAAGTTACAATCGATGATAAAAATATTGTTTTAGCTCACAACGAAACAGGAAGTCCAGCAACTGCAGCTGGCTTAAATGGAGCAGGTATTACTATCGGTTCTCCTTCCTCTGGTACTGCACCAAGTTTAACTTGGAATAACAGTGGTGCTACAGATTATTTTGAATTTAA